AATAACTTTCAGTTGCACGCTCTGATTGAGTTTGAGCCAGCGCTCGCGCAATGCATCCATGCCGGTCAGCGCAATTCCGATGGAGAGGTTGGACCCTACCTCCCATTTAAGCGCATCACTGGTTCCGATCGAACTACCAACAGAAGACGAACCGGTAGATGTTAGGGCAGAGGCGTCGAACTTCGCCATTATCTCGCTTGCCCAGTCGCCCATTACCTTCTTCCCTTCATCATCTCAAGTTGCCTCGCCGCAATCGCCGGCAAGTCGGACTCATCCGGTTTGTATTGGCCTGATTCAAGTAGCTCAAATGCAAGCCATTCCTCGAACGCCTTCTCGCCCATTTCTTCCATCAGAGCATCGACATCCCAGCGCATAAACCGCGCCGCTACACGGAGGGCGAGACAGCGGATAGGCTGGGATCGGAGTTTTTTACTAACTCATCCAGAGGTCTATTGAACTTGGCTACCTCTTCGAGGATGGCGTTGACCAACGCCTTGTCGAAATCTTCCAATTCCTTGCAACGCTCATCGACATAGATCCGCTTCCCGTGCTCATCCACGATTACGCCGGATAATACCGCGCTGCCCGCCCGCAAATCCTTCTCGGTGTCGGGAATCTCGGAATTAGCAATCAAGGATGAGACCTGCGAGGCCAATAGAGCGGACGCACGACGAATATAAAAATCCCCGTATTCAGGGATAGTGATTTTCTTGATCTTGCATGTGATCATACGGCATTGCCTTTCTATTTAGGTTGCGGGCCGAGGGAACGATCCTCGCCGGCTGGGGTATGAACCAAGCCCGCCCACCTGGGCTGCCCGCGTTCTGATTACCCTGTGAATACCGTCATCACGCCGGAGGATTCCAACGAGAGCGTCAATGTCCCATATGCCCCGAATGCCTGACCGATGGGCAGGTTTGCCAGGATATAGTTGCAGCGGAATTCGGGATTGGTTGCGCTGGCCGCCGCTATATCTAGCCGGTAATACACAGGGAATGCCACTCCCGCCACCCAGGCTGCGAGCGCGGTATTGAACGTAGAACCCGCCCCGCTAGCCGCCATGTCAAGATGAACAGTCAAATCCAGCTTGTGATTTTCCATGCCAATCGCTTTGGCCCTCGCGGCCGCGGTTGCGGCGGTATAAGTTGAAATGTCGATGACTTCTTTGCCAAGCGTCAACACGGCGGAAGTCACCTTGCCCGCGAATGCGACACTGTTGAATAAAATATAGGAAGTTGTAACCACGCCATATGTGCTCATGAGTTGTTCCTCCGGAAATAAAAAAGCCCGCCTAGTTGCCCAGGCGGGCCTTATTCGTTTGAGTTGTGAAAGTTCTTACCTTATGGACATTGCGCAGGCGAATGTCACGCTGCAAGGTTCCCCGGTCACGGTCACGTCGGCGTATGCGCGCCAGTAGGTATCTCCGCTTCCGTCTCCCGCCACCCTCACCGCGATCTCGCTTCCAATCGCTGTTTTGCTGGCGAATGTGATGATATCGCTCGGCGTGGTAAAGCCAACGGCGGCGTCCGATTGGATCTTGACTACAATCGCTTCGGACGTGCTTACTGACGTGACATGCAGGATGCCGTATACATACTGGTTCGTTGCGGCCGCTCCCACGAGAACGATGGAAGCCGCCGGTGTATTGTCCGCCGTCACCGCCACGAGCCCCGGATTGAGTACATAACCGACTCCAATTGGATAGCCAAGCTGGTCTCCGATGGCCGCGAACGTGAACATTGCGTCCTCCCCAAACCTGATGCCGCGCCGATATTCAGCCTCCAGCGCTTTCATGAAGAAGGCGCAATCACCGGCTGCCACGGCGGCCCCGGCTGTCGTCGGAATAAACAGACTCACGGGAGTGTCGACGCCGTGATAACTGCGCTCCATGTCGAGGTCGGCATCGTAGAAACCGGCCGCGGAGAAGGCGCCCGATTCAAGTCCAGTGCCCTTTGAACGTCCTATGCTCCCGAACACCGAGCGGTCTTTGACTGCTTTGGTGAGTTGCATACTGACGGCATTAGATCGGCCCGAGACGTTATAAGCGCCAATGAAGATGCCGCAATTGGTGAATAATCCCAGGTCAGCCATTGTCTATCTCCTTCTCGGGAATAAAAAAGCCCGCACTGGCGCACCAGGCGGGCCGCTTATTCCGAATTGTGAAAATCTTCAACCTACTCTATTCTTGAAAAAGTTTCCCCGCAGTCCGTGCATTCCATTCGTTCACCCGGCCGCATTCCAAAGGCGCCGCGATCAACGGCATTCTCGTGCGCACACGTTTCCACACCAAAGACTTGCATTTCGAGCAAAGCCACGATCTTATCAAGCCGTTCAATGATGGAGTCGAATTGTTCAGGCGTCATATCCGTGCAATTCCTTTTTGATTGCATCGGGTGAATTATCAGGCACCGTCAGCCTGAACATTCCAAGCTCCCAATGCCTTTTGATTTGCATCGTCTTCTCATCAAAAATCGTTTGACCATCCTTCAAATCCAAAAGCAATGCACATCCGCCTATTGGATCGCAAAGTTGGCAACGGCGGGTAATGTCAATCCATTTATCATCAATTTTCTGTTCAGCTTTTATGCAGAACATTAATTCAGCGCTCATTTTGTTGATGGTCGAATGTATTGTCATGCCGGTAGCGTTTCCCGAAAATACACCATGTAGTCCTGACTTATGCGATGCAGTTCCACATCATCCTCGAACAACCGTTGCTCGCTCTCGATACTAATGTAGTCGATCACAATCGTGTCGCTCGTGCCGTGATAATTAGAGAGCGCGAGTCGTACCTGCTCGGAGAGCGCCCGCGCTCCGATAGCGCTTTCGGCCCATGAGTCCAATTGGAAACGCGCTACCACAAAGCCGGATTGATTCCCATAAACGTAACTCCTGATACCGCTGATCTGCTGATAGGTCACAAGGGGGAACGTCGCGCCTTGCGGTGCCGGCGGAGGATAGACGCGCGTCGACGCAAGTGCGACCAGGCCCGCGAACGTAGATAGTCGGGTATAGAGAGCGGTGTCTATGCTAGCCATCGACATCCTCGTCGACCATGAGCTGCAGGAATTTGTTTCGCTCCTTGTAATTGATCACGCTCGATATCTCATAGACGCGATCACCCCATAAGACGCGCATTTTCGGTGTTACGCCCTTGCCGTCCAAATATCGCACCCAGATCCGACCCGTCACGTTCGCTTGTGTTGCTTGGGCAGCGAAGAATTCATTCCCGCTCAAGGGCTCCATGGCCGCCCTGCATCGCTTGAATGTCTCCCATGTCTGCACCACGGAACCATCCGCGCCTTGCGTTTCAACGGCCTCTTGGATCGTGATCCGATGTTTCAGGTCATAGGAGGTCGGATCCTTCATACCGGCTCCACCATTTGCACTGTACAATCTCCACCAACAAATCTATAATAATGGCTTCGTGGCTGGCTGGCGTTGGCTGAGAGGCTAAAAGCAATCGGGCGAGTCACTAGCGCCAACAAAACGATGGCGGGGGCCAATATCCAATCTATCCCGCTCGCGAGTTCGAATCTCGCACGCCGACCAGCTATGCTCTCCTTCATACTGGCTCAACCCCATAGCTCCGCCAGAAGTTCCGGTAGATCGCAGATCGATCCGTGCCGTCGTACTGTTCCGCCACAAACGCCCGTATTCCGTCCTTAATCGGTTCAGGGACGGCCGTCGCCGTAGCCCAGCCTGCCAGATACCGCACCTTAACTGAGTCCCGCTCAGGGTAAACGGTGGGCCACACCTGCCCGTACCTGAGCTGCACGCGCCCAATTCCGCCGTCGATGCCTGCTGCGGTGTAGCGGTAGACGGTATCAGCAAGAGTTTTCTCCACTCCGGCCGAGTCCAGGTACTTGATACTCGTGACACTGATCAGCATGGGTATCCGCAGGTCGCGGCATGGGAATTCATTCAGCACGATCTCCCATGTACTGCTGATCATTGCGCACCCGCGCGAGTTCTCGAATTCGATCCGCGCGGACTTGATCAGGGCATCAATTCGGATATCGCTATCCGTGCCCTCAATGCCGAGAAAATCCCTGGCGTTGTCGATGTCGATGGCTTCCTCGGTTGGAGGCGTGATCAAGTTGGTGGTCATGGGCTCCTCCGTGGTCGGCCAGGCCCGCGCGTGACCCTGGTTTCTTGAGGTTCGATCACGGCGGTTTGATAGGGTTGCGGTCCGGACCATTCCGCGATTCTCGCAAGAATGAGGCGCTCGGCGTCAGCTTGAGGCAGGGATAGCTCCGTCCCCGCCTCAAGCCAGATGTGATCGCGTCCGATGGATTGAAGCAGGCGAATGGTTTTCATTACCGCTCCAACTGCCAGACCTTGATGTAGTCGAGATAGAATGCTCCCAGCCCAGCATTTGCCCCATTTTTCACGAGACAAACGATGGGCATCATGAGTAAGTTTGCCGTGGTGCTCATTTTGAATGTCGTGGTCGGGCAGACCCGCACGCCGTCAACGTAGAATTTAACGGATGCGGAATTCGTAGCGTCGACGCGGTAGACCTTGAAGCTGGTAGCGCCCGCCGTGATGTCGATAGCCGTGTCGGTTCCATTGTGTTCGTCGGCCCCATCATCGTTGTAGATAACGAGATCCTTCCCCGTCGAAACGGCACCATTTAGAACAAACAGGGCATGCTTATTCACCTCATCGGCACCGGCAACCAGGTTGCTCCCAGAGGCAAAGGCATCGGCCTGCAGACCGATCAGAAGTTCAGATGTGATGGTTGGCAGAACCGACACCGCCAGGCGAGTCTCAAAAATAACGCCCTTGTCGATGTTGAATCTGACATCAACCGCGTGAATTCCGGCATCCTGCGTTTCGGCGGCAACGGCCAAGGTATAACCCGGCTTGCCGAGAACGAGTGCCGCAAGACCTCCAGCGGCCACCTCTTCGGTCCATTTGTCGGTGTTGACGATGGCCCCGTCGAAATTCTCGATGAGTTTTATCTTCGCTCCGTGAATATCTACGGTTTCTTGTGTGGAAGGATCGTGGAGGCGCGAATATCGTTGCCCTGAGAAGTTCTGTGCTTTAATTTGAGACATTTCATTCCCTTTCCCGGCGTCATGCCGGCGAGAGTTTAAGGCCGCCCGGTGAAATCATCCACTCCAGGCGGCCAGTGCTGGTTAAAGGTTAATCGGCGTAGACTGTCGGCATGGGGCCGTGAGCCGGATCGAGGATAGCGAAGGCGAACGCAATGTTTGCCGCGGCCGGATCGCTGGCATTG